GCTTTTGCACAGTTATATTACTTATAGATGATTTAGTTCAGTATTTATATTGATTTATGTTGTCATCAACAGTTTATAACACTCACACGCTGAGTTTTATTCACTGGCGCCTACTGCGGCGTCAGTTTGTAATCAAGGAGAAAGTTCTATTGGCTGTCTGATGACAGTCGTAGTTACTCGCTTTATTTGTATTATAAGCTGCTAGTAGCACAGCTATTTGTCTATGTTATATTATATATTCCTGTATTATATATATATCGTTTTCTAACCACAGGATATTTGGTCAAGGACCGCCCGCGTTTATTTAACGCCCACTAGAATCGATTAACCAAGTGGCTAAACTTATTAGTTAATCAACATAGAGACGCATTGAAGTACTCAGCTTCATTACTCTTTAAAAACCTACCCCATAGAGTAGTACTTGAGGGATGATATTTGAGAATTTGCCTATCCGACTGGCACCATTAGCGAAAGCGTCGGAATCCTACACATACCTGGTCGTCCTAGCGACGGACAGGGGACCGTAGGGTCATGGTTCTCACGACTTGAAAGAGCTCGCTCTTAGCAAAGAACATACATCACGGAGATTTACGAATCAATGATGTGACTAAAACATGGCCCGTAGTATTGAACAACAAACCCACACTTTTAGGGTTTAGTTCAATGCATCGGTTGTGTCTTTTAAATATTATGAACACACCGTATGCATTATCTAAACTTATTAAATCGAAGGAAGGAATTACAGGATACACTCAAAAGTATTCTAGGAAGGAGAAATTTACGAAGAATAAACATGCCGCGGAGAGGCAAAAACAGAAAGATCAAAAGAGGAATAATAAAGGTCCTAGTTTTGATGAGATACGTAGAAAGAAGTCTCAAATGAGACGCATTATTGAGAATGCGGAGTCTCAGTCAGGAGAAATTGATTTCATGAATAGTATTAACGAAATTCTTAAAGAATGGGAACTTCCGGAAGGAATTTCTACTATATTCTTAAAAGTTTTATGTTATTACAGATCTGTTAGAAAATCAGTTGATTGGGAACAATTTGTATCGACTACTGGCTTATTTCTTTTAAGCATTTGTGATAGTGAAACAAATTTTCGAGAAGTAATTGGACAGGTTTTGTTCGGAAAAACAGTGGATTTTAATACTCTATCCGTATCCGACATGCCTATCTCACAATCTGGGGTCTCATTTGGAGAATCCGTAGATATGTTGAGAAATTTCAAGTTACTTAAAAACAATGAATTGACAAGACGTATTGTTCAAGTAATTGTAACCGCATTTTCTTGTGGTCTAGTTAGAGGGAAGAAAGATTTATATTTTACATCGTTTAATCTTTCATTTGTATTGGAACAATTTACACGAGAATCCAATACTATGTTTGATTTTTTTGATTCTATATTGAATATTTTCGAATTTGTAGTAGAAAAAGGATATATGTGTTTTCAACAGAGAACATTTGCCCCCTTATTCATTTCTGTTGAACAGAGCACTGATTATGAAAAGGATTTAGCTGAAGTGGTAGGTTATTGGCCTGCAGTACAAGCAGGTAATTACAAGGATACACCTTTTTGTAGTGTCCCACATTTTGCCAACGCGCTCGATAATCTGTATATTAAAACGACTTCCCTTGTCGAACAAAGTACCGACGCTTTTTCCATGCGATATCACGGAAAAAATTTGGAGAAGTTAAATACTATTGCCGCTAAATTTAAATCGCAAGAACGTTCGGGAGGACTGCGGGAAGCACCTTTTGCTTTTTGCATTTATGGAAAATCATCTATCGGTAAATCATCTATTATGGCAACTCTCACTGATTTTTGTCTTAAGGCGACAGCTTTGATTAAAGACCCCGATCGTGAGTCATTTGAAGTAGATCCTCGCATGATTTGCTCACAAAATGCTAATGATAAATATGACTCTGATTATCGATCTTACACTCTCGCTGTTTTATTTGATGACCTTGCTAATGAACGTGTTGATGTGGCCAAACAAAGTCCATTAGATGCTGTTATACGTTATGTAAATAACATTAAAAGTACTGCTCTTAAGGCCGATGTTCATGAAAAAGGGGTCATTCAAAAAGAGCCTTGGTTAATCGGAGCTTCTACAAATATTAAGAACTTACAAGCGGACCAATATTCAGTAGAACCTATTTCTATTTTGAGACGTTTCAATCTTCATATTGAACCTCATGTTGCCTCAAATTACCAAAAAGAGGACGGCATTTTTCTTGATGGTCGGAAATTAGCTGAAGCTAATCATGTTGTTCCCGATGCTTGGAGATTTAATGTTTATCATTATGAATATGACGACAAACCATATAAGCAAAATTCTACTCAAGAGACTCGTGCATATACAACCATACCCTTCAAATTTAAAGGAGAGGATGGACAGCATTATACATCTACAAATTTGGATATGGAACAATTACAATGGTTAATTTATAAACTTCTTGAAGATCATTTTAAATCACAACATAGTGTTATTAATAGTAATGAGAAAATTAACAAGGAAAAACTTTGCCAGCACCGGACTCACAAATCTATTTGTAGTATTTGTTCACCTAATCATATTAAGCCACAAGAGCGATGTATCCCTGTAAATACTGAAGTGCTTGGAGCTACTAGTGAAAGTGGTATTTCAGCAGGTTTTAGGCATAAGATATTTTTATGGTATAAATGGCAATTTTATTTTATATTTGCGCAATGGACAATTGGTTTTATTTATGGTTTCGCACGAGAATTATATTGTATGGGTTGGTTTCGCCCAGCGACATATGATCGTATTGACAATGCGCGTTGGCGTGTACAGTATTATGCGGATGCCGTTGCTTTTTATGCAAACAATTGGCGAAATAATGTAACTGACACAATTAATGAAATTAATAGTTTGAGATATATCTCTTGGCATCTTGTCGATTTTATTCCTGATAGTTGGGTTGAAGATACCAGGTTTTCGTGGATTTATATGTTCAATTACGACCAAGCTTATTATCCTCAACTTATATTGTCTGCAATATTGTTTTGGTTGTTCAGTGTGTGGATTACTATCAAGATACACGGACACAATATGTTTTTTCGAAATTTCTTTGCAACGTTGGCATATGTTTATGCCGCGCTTTTATTACGGAAAAAGTTTTTAATGAAGGAATTAGGATCCCGCCGAGGAATTTTACGTGGTATTTTGAAACATTCAATGAAAATGATGATCGGCACATCCATTCAAGTTATGCTCACGTTTGGGGGTATTGTTGTTTCCTATAAATTAGTTCGAGCCGTGCTTAAAACTATTGGAATTGTTGGTAGAACTTCACAAGGTGGAGCAATAGATATTGGAACTGAAAAGGATAATGTTTGGCTTAATGCCGCACCTATGGCTTTACCTAAGCGTGATCCTAAAACAGGAACTCTTTCTTCAGAACAGGTTCGAAATACTGTTCTTAAGAATACCACTGCGTGTGTATATGGAAATGAAAGGTGGTCATCAGGTTTTTTCCCTCGTAGTCAAATCTTACTTGTACCTACACATGAAGTCGCAAATAAAGCCAAACTCAATCTTCGATTACGGAAGGATAATATTAAGGATTTGTCTGGTGGAAATATTGATGTAGAAATTACTCCTGCTAGGGTTTATCATTTTCCTGGTAAGGACATTTCTGCCGTTTATCATTCGCGATACCCTGATAAACAAGATTTAACACATTTATTCCCTTGTGAGATTCCTCAAGATCACAATCCAACCAAATGGGTTACTAGAAAAGAATCAGGCGCGGTTGAATGCGGTACTGCTCGTCGCAATGGTATTGCTGCACGTGTTAGAACTAATAAAACTGTACTTCATGATTCCATCATAGTTACATATAAAGAGGACACTGCATGCGGTGATTGTTTGAAAGTACATATTGCCGACGTGAGGAGTGGTAGTCATATTGTTGGTTTTCATCTTGCCGGAAAAAATCAGGCAGGCTATTTGTCTACGCTCACTAAGGGTGAATTAGAAGAATGCTATGCCTATTTTGATGCAAAACCTACCACTCGTTTATCTGCCACTATGGGTGATATGCCAACTCAACTTTATGGTAAGGACTTTACACCACAATTACCAAAAAACAAAAAATCTACCATCAATTATTTGTCAGATGCTGAAATTAATTACTATGGTGATTTACCAAATTATGTTTCACGACCTAAGAGCAATGTAGTTAAAAGTCCAATTTCAGATTCTGTAGAATCGCATTGTGGCATTAAGAATAAACATGGAAAACCAGCAAATTGTAGAAAAGATGATACCAAAATTCCTGCACAAGCCCCTTTTAATGTTTATTATTGTGGTGCTGGTAAAGCCACACAGGAATTCCCACTTGAAGTTATAGAACGTGCCCAAAATGACTTTTTAGATGATTGCTTGTCTAATAAGAAAATGATGGGAGAACTAAAACTTTTGAGTCCCTTAACTGAAGAGGCGACTGTTTCTGGTTTAGATGGCGTACCCTTTGTAGACAGCATGAAAATGTCTACGTCGAAAGGCTTTCCTTTATCTGGGAGTAAGGAAGAAATTACTAGAAATTTAGATCCCGAAAAGTATCCCGATATTTCTGAACCACGAATATTTGATGATATGTTTTTGGACGATTGGAGACAAACACGCCAACTTTATTTAAAGGGTTTGAGGGCATATCCGATATTCAAAGCGTGCACTAAGGATGAGCCCACAAAACTCACCAAAGACAAAGTACGTGTGTTTCAGAGTGCTCCGCTGACACTTCAGTGCATGATCAGACAATATTTTTTGCCAATTGCGGCATGTATGTCTCGTAATCCAATTACAACTGAATGTGCGGTTGGGATTAATTCTCAAGGACCGCAGTGGAATAAGTTGATGAAACACCTTTCTAAGTTTGGGAAAGAGAGAATGGTTGCTGGTGATTTTAAAGCCTATGACCAACATATGTCTTCTACTATGACATCAATTGCATTTTCTACTATGATTGAATTAGCCAAACATTGTGATGGGTACACTGAGGAAGATATTAAGATTATGACTAATCTTATTGCAGATGTTGTGCACCCTATGATGTGTGTTAATGGAGATCTTGTTGAATTACTTGGTTCAAATCCTTCTGGCCAGAACCTTACAGTTTATATTAATTCTATTGTCAATTCTCTTTATCAAAGATGTGTATTCTTTGTTATTTATCCTCATGGAAGTCTTGAAACTAATAAGTTTCAAGATTATGTGGCCCTTATAACTTATGGAGATGATAATGCAATGTCTGTATCGAGCAAGGCCCCCTTATATAACCATACCCGTATGCAAGAGATATATGCTTCTCAAGGCATTGAATACACTATGGCTGACAAAGATGCTAAATCGGTTCCCTACATTAATTTGGATGAAGTTGATTTCTTAAAGCGTGCCACTGTATTTCATCCTGAATATTCTGATCCCTTTCTTGGCGAGAGTGGCATGTACCTCGCTAAACTTAGTGAAGACTCTATTTTTAAGAGTTTACACTGTAACATGCTTTCTAAAGTTGTATCGAAGGAAGAAATTTCTCGCCAATGTTTAGATGGTGCTCTCCGTGAATTGTGGTTTCACGGTAGAGACCATTTTGAAATGCGCCATGAACAATTTAAGAATATTGTTGCCGAACATGACTGGCAACACATTATTTCACCAAATTTTTACAAAACGTTTGATGAACGTGAGGAAGAGTGGTTGGAAAAATATGGTCTAGTTCGTTCGGGCGTCCATTCTTCCACTTCTGATCTTAAGCAAGACATTATTACACCAAGTTTTTATAAAATGTTTAGCGAACGTGAGAGAGAATGGTTGGAGGAAAAACTAGTTCGTTTGGGCGTCCACTCTTCCACTTCTGATCTTAAGCGAGAATTGGATTCTTGTTCTTAGGGTTGCACAGACCGCCAATGTCTTTAAACTTCAGGCGCTAGCTGCATCTAGTTGTTATCCAAGTGGAAATGTGCCCTTGTATATTAGTGATTTAGTGAATTTTGTATATATTTATCGTTTTGCATATTTATTCATACCCTGTATACCCTTGTACTTATAAAACCTTACTCTTACTGTGTCATTGCTTCACGCACAGTCAGGAGTCTAAACATAGTTGATAAGCAGGTAACTCATTTACAATTTTAAAAGACAAGTTATTGCCATGTCTAAAAACGGTAATAAGTGGGGGAGAGTCTCGTAATACCCACATTGAGAGAACAACAACAACAGTGCACGTACATCAAAAAGGAAATGAATCTTTATTAATGTTATCTAAACAACCCATTAATTTTACACATATGGATGTACGTGCAGAATCGCAATCTGCACCTATTAATTTTTCACATATAGATGTATGTGCAGAATCGCAATCTGCACCTTTAGAGAGAACAGTCGGACTTACTGGTAAGTATACACCCCCTTGGGCATTACTAAAACCTTCAGGAGTCGACGTCGATTTGCGCTATATGACATTCATCAAATATGTCAAGTCTTTTTCAAAAAGCGCAGCGGATGAACCGGACAGAGTTGTCCGCGGTCAATGGAATGACGGTTTACGTAAGTTTACCTGTGGATCCAAATACTTTAATGAGTGGAAAGCTCGGCAACTTGCACCATATACCTCAGACCCAGAGGTTGAGGTTGTTTCAGAGCCAGATGTTATAGCTATCTCGCAGTCTGGCGAGATGCGTCAGGAAGACGCGATAACAACTACTAATACTGAAGTGGAACAAACGGTGGAGTTTCAAACAGATATTGATCAAGTTGTAGTAGATGTTCCTACTTCTACTGACAGTACTAGATTACAAGTTTCTAAAAAGAATACGGAATTAGGTGACTTTTTGCAAAGACCCTTACGTATTGGCTCATACAACTTAACTAATGGATTTTATTTAGATGTCAAATTCAATCCTTGGCACGATTTCTTGTCCAATGCTAATGTGATAAACAAACTACAAAATTATTCATTACTTCGTGGTACTATGCACGTTAAATTTTTAATTAGTGGTGGTCCATTTTATTTTGGTAATATTATCGTTGGTTATAAGCCGAAAGGCAAAGGCTTTGATTTTGTTACTAACAATGTTAGTTTGGTCGAAGACTACTTCCAACGTGCCAAACAATTGAGCCAACGAATGCATTTTATTATGAATCCAACTGTCGGTCAGGGTGGTGAATTGAAACTTCCCTTTTTTCATGACAAGAATTATCTAGACTTAATTAGTGCGGACGATATCTTGGATATGGGTGAAATAGGCATGATATCTTTGGCACCTCTTGATAGAGCATTGGGATCTTCTGATCAACGGCAAATTAATGTAACTGTTATGGCGTGGATGACAGATGTGGAGTTAGCAGGACCAACTACGCAAGGCATCTTGTCGCAATCAGGTCAGATTAAACCCGATGAATACGGCAAAGGTATTATTTCTAGACCAGCTAAAGCCATCGCCAGATGGGCTGGAAAACTTAGTGCTGTTCCTGAGATCGGACCTTACGCAACTGCCACTAGTATGGTAGCCGACGGTATTGGTGATTTTTCAGAACTTTGGGGTTTTTCACGGCCAATAGATCTTTCTTCAATAAAGCGATATAGACCTCAAATGTTTGGTATGCTTGCCAACAGTTCAATTGATGAGGCAGTTGAAAAATTCTCATACGACCCTAAACAGGGAGGTACAGTGGACCACAATATTACAGGAGCACAACTAGACGATGAGATGTCGATTAAAGCGATAACTTCTAAGTCTAGTTTGTTGACCTATTTTACTTGGAATGCCACTACAAGTGAAAATACACTGTTAGGAACTATAAATGTCACTCCTTGTCACTGCGACTTTAGGTATGACGGTACTAACGAATATGGTATTGAGTGGGTACAAACACCATTGTCTCACGCCACTTTTCCATTCAAGTTTTGGCGTGGGGGCATTAACTATCGTTTTCAGATCAATGCCAGTGATCTTCATAGAGGAAAACTTTTATTAGTTTACGATCCTAGAGGATTTACTGGTACTGCCATCCCTGACACTAATACAGTGTTTTCACGTATTATAGATTTGGAAGAAACGAAAGATTTTATGCTTCCAGTCCATTGGTTTCAACAAGGATCATGGGCTAAAGTACCAAATGCTCCAACATCTCTTGGTATTGGAAAGGGAAATAATGAACCATCTGATCAAACTAAATATTCAAATGGTCAATTACGTATTTATGTACTTAACGAACTTACCGGTCCAGACGAAGATCTTACTAATAGTGTTCGCATCCTTACTTGGATTAGTGGTGCCTCCGATTATGAAGTTGCAGTTCCCGATGATACTATGATTAGTAACACAGCTTTTGGTGGTTCTTTCGATCAAACAACCACTGAGGTCAATGCTGCATGGTCCCAGGGTGGTATACTTAACAATTCCAAGGCAGCCGACGGTTCTAAACCAGGTGAGGAAGGTTCTGAAATGTTAGAGCCAATTGGAGAACCAAGTTCGCCTGATGCTCTTTCTCTTGTTTACCATGGAGAAACTTTTGATTCTTTTCGTGATATGTTTAAACGTTATAATCTTAACGCAGTATATGTTAGAAAAGACAATGACAACTTATCAACTGCTGCTACACGATACCGTCTCACTTTACCAAATTTTCCTATGTATAATGGCCGTGCTGAAACGAACGGAATGTATCAGCAAGCGCGAGACGCAGGTCTGAATGCTGTAAATTACAATGTTACTGGGAGAACTTTACTTAATTGGATTACTCCCGCATTTGCCGCAAGACGCGGTGGTATTCGTTATAAATATATGTTAGGAAAAAGAAATAAAACCAATATTGTTGGTATGGTAGCATCACGTGCCTCTTCTGGTGTGTCATCTCTTGGAACAGAGGAAACTGTTCTTTCTGACGTAGACACTCCTCAACATGCCAATTTCACGCTATCTCAAGTAACTGGGCATAATGGTTGTGCTTACACTAGCCAAGAAGTTCCTTCTCTTGAGATTGCACTTCCATATTACAGTGATAAGAAGTTTGAAGACGCGTCAAGTATCAGGACTGCTGACCACTATCCCGAACACTCGCACCACGTAGACATCTTCGACCCTGACCGTTATGCGAGCGGGGACTTAAAAATATTTCAATATGTTGCTCCAGACGAAGATTACAATCTATCTTATTATGTTAATCCACCATCCTTTTTCGTGCAAACATATAATATTATTGTGTAGTCGTTATTTATGATTTTAAAATAAGAGGATCATTCCTTTACTATTAATCAAGTATAAAGTTTAATTTAAAGCAGATCAATCGGCTGATTGACTGTGTATACACCCTGCAACCGGGGTGGCCGCCACATGGTGGTGACAGGTAGTATCCCTTTGGGATCAGTTCTGAATTTCTTAACCGGAATTTTTGT